TTCCTAAAACTTTTGAATGGATTAGTGATGACATCGCTACTCTTGACCGCGATTCTCCTGATCTAAAGCGTAAGAAGAGTATCTATGAAGGTGTCGGTCTTGGCATGTTCACTGCTCTCTTTGAAGCTGCCGGGACAATGGCTAAGGGTGTGCTTGGAAGAAATAACATCACTCAATACATCCCAGAATCTGAATCTGGAGCAAAACTTCTTCAAGACATCAATGAAGCTCGGAAAAACGGAGATCTTCCAGAGGATGTGTTTTCACAAGCAGTTAAATCCACAGAAGACGCTTTAGATGAGATTGGTGCTGAGCAGCTGTCACGTGCAGTTGACTTAGATCAACCTATGGTTGGAGTCCATTCAAACTTCTCTATTGGTGAGGAAGGTGTTCGTTCTGTAGATAACGGTGGTGTTATTGGTGCAAGTGTTGACGCTGTTCGTATTCAAAAAAATCTGAACACTCGTTATGGACGTTTGGGCAGCATTCTTACTGACGCTGCTAAAAAGTATGGTCTGGAAGTTGACAACTTGACTAAACGAATGGTTGTCAAACAAATCACTGATACTATCAAACGAGCAGGAAAATATTCTGCAGTCCTTGCAGATGGTAGACCAGTTAACTTTGAAGAGATTGATGCTGCTGGCACATTGCTAGCTGAGGTTCTTGTTGATCCTCGTATGGATTCTGGAATGCTTAAGGGTGTTCTGGATGAGTACAAAGACATGATCAATGACCTTGGTAAGCAAGCTGGGGTTTCTAAAGAAGTACTTGGTAAGACTGGTTATAACGCCGCCATGAAAGCCATCAAGGGCTACATGAGTGAATTTATTGATATGGATGTACAGAAAGCTTCTGCTTATCTGGCTACATCTATGGCTGGTGAAATGTCTGATATTGCTGAGGGTGCTCGCTATATCGAAGACACCGAAGCCATTGCACGGGCTCAAGAAATGATCCTTGACCGTATGGAATATCTGATGGTTGAGAAGGGTCTTGCAGCCTACAATTGGGGTGCTTCGCTTAACTTCCTAAATACTTGGAAACGCTTTAGTAACAACCCTGAGATCCTTGCGAAGGCTGGCCAGAACGCTCAAGAGCAAACAGAAGATGCTCTGAAGAACATTGTTAACAGGGCTAAAAATTCAGCTAACTCGCTGCGGGAAATCTCTAAAACCCGTCCTGAATTCCTTGTGCCTCTACAGATGGCATGGGAGTTTTCCGATGGCAACATTGATACCATTTCCAAGCTTCATAACTATGTCAATAACAGCCTAGGAACGATTAGTAAAGCGTTCATTGATTTGCAGCCAGAGATTCCTAGTCAGATCATGCAGGGTGTATGGTCCAATATCTACAACTCTGTACTGTCTGGATTAGGTACTGTTATTAAAGCAGGCGCTGGTAACGCAGTATTAATGCTGGTAAAACCAATCAGCATCTTTGCTGGTGCTGCTGCGGCTGGTGATATGAAGACGATCAAGCGTGCTGCTTATCAATACAAGGCTGTTGGAGATACCTTTGGTAAGGCTTTAAAGCACATGGGTACTGTCTATCGCAAAGCAGCAGAAGACCCAACTTCTGTTAGCTATATCATGCGTGATGAGCTGGTTTACAAAAACGAGGCAACGATGGATATTCTCCACTCGTTTGCTATGTCAGCACAACAAAAGGGTGAAGATGGTCCGATGGTTCTGTACAACATGGCAGAGACCATGCAGGACATTGCTAATCACCCCTGGCTACGGTTCGGTGCTAACGCAATGACAGCACTTGACGGCTTCACACGTGCCACGATGGCAAACATTGAAGCAAGGGGACGTGTGTATGACCGCATGATGCTTGCTGGTAATAACAGGATGCTCAACGCTGATGAGCTTGTTAAAGCAGAGCGTGAAGTGTATGACAGCATGTTTGACAAAAACGGCATGATTAATGATAAAGCAGTTGACTACGCTTCACGTGAGATTGCACTTAACCTAGACACTGACAATGTTCGTACTCTTAGTAATTTTATTGCAAAGGCACCGGGACTTAAACCCTTCCTAATGTTCCCGCGAACTGCAGATAACATGATTGCACTGACTAATAAATTTAGTCCAGTCTCAGTTTTTATCCAAGACTACAACAAACTTGCACTGCCGGGAATGGATTTTAGTGGTGACGAAATAAAAAACATTCTTCAATCACGAGGGTTGCCTGTCACTGATGAAGCATTTAGGCAACTTAGAGCTGAAATCCGTGGTCGAAAGGCTATTGGTATGGCAAGCATCATCGGCGCTTCTTACATGTTCATGCAAGATCGTTTACACGGTAATGGACACTTTGATAAAGAACGTCAAAGGGTTCGTAATGAAGCCGGTTGGAAACCCCGTAGTTTCCTAGGTGATGACGGTAAGTGGTATAGCTATGAATTCCTTGGTCCTATGGCTGAATTTATCACTGTAACTGCTGACATTATGGATCATATGGACACCATTGATTCAGAAAATGGTGAGCACTTGTTAGCCAAAATGGGCTTTATTCTTGGCGCAAACCTTACCAACAAATCTTTCTTGGCTGGTTTAGAGCCAATGAATGATGTGTTGTCTGGCAACCAAGCAGCGGTTGCACGTTGGTCTGCTAATTTTGGCAGCTCTCTCCTACCGTTCTCTGGATTGCGTAGCGAGTTGGGTAGGGTTATGGCACCTGATTTACGTGAAGTTAGGCAGGAAGCTTGGGATCTATTTCACAACCGTAACAAGTTTATTGATGTCTTTAATCCTGATCATGCATTGCCAATTGCTTATGACTGGATTGATGGCCGACCTGTTAGCTATTCCGAAAACATGTTCACTCGCCTTTGGAATGCTTATATGCCAATGAAGGTGGCTGATGGTATTACACCTGAACGCCAATTCCTTATTGACATTGAGTTTGACGCTCGACCTACGTTTACTAAAGCAAAAGGCGGCATTGAATACACACCAGAAGAACGATCTGAATTGTTCCGTATTATGGGCCAGCAAGGTAAATTTAGAAATAAACTAAGAGAGATTATGGGTAGTGTTGATGCAGATAAATGGAGAGCGGCAATTAAAGAACACCGCAAAAATGGCAATTCAATTGATGCCACTAAGTTCGCTAATCTTTACTACAGGGTAAATGCTGCTCTGCGTGATGCAAAGCAACAAGCTGAAAGAGAACTCTCTAATGCAAGAGAAATTAGAGAAATTCGTGATCGTACCAAATTTAATGTAATTGATCAACGACGTGGGCTAGCACCCAGATTTCCACTCAAAAACCGATAGCTATGATTTTATCTAATGGCAACCACAGAGAATACATTTACAGGTAATGGAACTCTAAATAGTTTCGCCTTCACATTCCCAATAATTAAGCGAGATGACGTTAAGGTTTCACTTAACGACACCCTCATCGCATCAACTGAATACACATTTACAAACGACACAACGATCGTTTTTGATGCCATTACTCCTGCTACAGACTTGCAGGAAACGTCTGGTGCTCCTAAGTCAGGCGTTGCAGTTAGGGTTTTTCGTCAAACCGATGTAGACGATCCGGTAGCAACTTTCTTTGCCGGATCGGCTATTCGGGCACAAGACTTGAATGATAACTTCCTGCAGGTTACCTACCGCTCGCAGGAAGACGAAAATAATAACTGGAATAACAGTACTGAAACAATCAAGTCAGATGAGACTTGGGACAGCAGTGACACCAAGATTGCAACAACTGCTGCAATGGATCAACGCTTCCAAGATGAAGCGACTGAAACTATCCTTAGCTCTGAAGCGTGGCCAGCTAGTGGTGATGGCGATGATGACACTATTGCCACTACTAAGGCTATTGAAAACCGTGTAACAGCCAAGATTGACGCTGCTATCACTGGTGACATTGCTGGATCTGATGGTGTATCTATTACTGATGATGGTGACGGTACTATTACGGTTGGTTTGACTGCTGGTGCGGTTGACCTGGATCGAATTAAGGCAGCTGACATCATTGTGTCAGGCGAAGCTAATCCCAACAACGACACCACTATTGCTACCACGGCAAAGATCGATGACATGATCGATGATGCCATTACTGGTGATATCGCTACTGATAGTACTGGTATTACTGTTACCGATGATGGTGATGGTACTATCACTCTTGGTTTGGCTGATATTGATCTTGATCGAATCAAAGCTGAAGATATTGTTACATTAGCTGAACAAAACGCTGGTCCTACTACGGACGATGACAGCATCTTTACTACAAGTGCTGCTGCTAAGCGTTTTGACACTCTTGTGCAAACTGGTACTCCTGCCGGTTCAGATTATCAAGTAGGTAAAACCTGGCTTCAAAATGATGACCAATCAGCATTAAGTGTTTGGGACGGTAGCGCTTGGATTACTGTTGCTGAAGGTGGTGGTTTTCGTTCGCAAGATAACGTCATTTATGTTGACAAAACTGGCGGTAGTGATGCATCTAATGTTACTGGACACCGTATTAGTAACCCTAGGCTAACTATTAAACAAGCTATTGCTGACATTAACGCTGACATTTCATTGTCTACAGAAACATCTGATGGCTTTGATGGTGGTTCTGGTTATGCCGAAGGTAACTACACAAGTGTTGCTCTGACCCATTCTTCTGGTACTGGTATTGGTACTGGAGCTACTGCAGACATTAGTGTCAACTCATCCGGTGTTGTTACTTCTGTCACTATCAATACTGCATCTGCCTTAGAAGAGTATTCCATTGGTGACGTTTTGACTGCTGCTGATGCAGACCTTGGTGGAGGCGGTGGTTCTGGTTTGCTGATCCCTATCATCGGTGGTGGTGATGGTATGACCGTCATTGTTGCTGCTGGTGTTTATCAAGAAGCTGCTCCTATCCAGATCAAACGACGCAATGTGTCCATCGTTGGTATGGCATTGCGTAGCACAATTGTTCACCCCACAGAGGAAACTCAAGGTAACCACTCTTCACAAGCCGCTGGCAACCATCCTTTGTTTGAGCTGAACAGTGGTTCGTTTATTCAGAATCTAACTCTAACTGGTATGAAAGCCAGTAATTCAGGTACTAATATACTTGATGCTTCACTTCCTAGTAAACAAGGTTGGAACTTTGCTTTCTATGATGGCGCCTACATTGTCAAGTCACCTTACATTCAGAACTGCACCAACTTCTCTGATGATGAGATTGATAACACTAATCTAAGAGCACACCGTCCTCGTGGTGGTGCAGCTGGTGACACTGATTCCGTAAATCCTACTGGCGGTGGCATGTTGATTGATGGTTCTGTTCCTGCAACTACTAGCCCGATCCGTTCAATGGTGGCTGATAGCTACACCCACGTTGGTTTGAATGGTCCTGGTATTCTTGTTACTAACAATGGTTACACCCAGATTACCAGCAGCTATGCGTTCTTTAACAAATACCACATCAAATGTCTCAATGGTGGTCAAGCTAACCTTGCTGCTTCTACCAGTGACTTTGGTGAGCGTTCTTTGATTGCTGATGGTAAGTCTACTACTGCTATCTTTAGTGGCACTGTCCAATCAAACGCAAGTGCAGGAGAT